TCTTCAATCTGAGGGGCTTCAGAATATCTCCACGCATAATCAAGACCAACAGGAGAAGTTGTATAGTCTCCCCATATCACTGAGGGCAGATAAAAAATTTCAAATGTACCTTTTCTTGCGATGTAATGATCCTTGATCAGGACCATATTCGCCTCTGTTAAATGCGAAAAAGACAAAGACAGAACTTGATTTACACGACGTGCGCCACGCTTGAACCCAACTGTTGTGCCGTCTAAGGCTGTTTGCAAAACAGCCGGGACATTCCCAGGCGCATAGGTTCGGGCTGTTGGCGAGATAGAAGGAAACGTCGTCATGTCAAGTCGGCACCGCTATCAATTCAATTCTGACGTTAAACCGCCCAATCGTGCCACCTGACTCAACATTGAAAGTGCTGGCATATCGCCATTGATAATCACTTGAATCTACCGGCACAGTCGAATAACCAGACCAAGTTTCTGAGGGTAGATCAAAAGGAATCAGCGATCCTTCTTGGCCTGCGAAATGGTTGGTTATGGAATTTATTTGCGTCTCTGTTAATGAGCGGAAATCAAGGGTCAGGGTTTGTCCAACCCTCTTTGTCTCATTAAAAACAAAGCGCACCCCAACACCATCCGGGCTTTCGTATTGACCTTGCGGGCTGTTGCCAAGCCCGAAAGATCGTGCGTTTGGAACGATCGCAGGAAAGTCAGCCATCAGAGCGTCGTGAAGCTGCCGTTTAAGATCTCGTTACTGATCAAGCTTATGCCAGATCCGTTGAGAGGGAAATGCATCGCAGAGATGCTCGTTACACCGTCTGATCCATGGCTTATTTCTGTGACCTGATAGTGATCAGATTCAGTCCTGTCATCGCCAATGCTATTTTTTCGCTGCCTTTGAACCTTGATAACGTCAAGAATTGAAAGGCTTGACGTCAGAAGCGGGGTTTCAAACGAGATTACATGAGTCGAATGCTTGCGCTTTGCCAGCTCGTATTTGGCATATAGGTCAACATGAGCTGAGCTTGTACAGCCATCAGTCATGTCGATCTGCTCAACAGGGGCGTCATTAGCAACAGTTGCAAATCTGACGATGCGATTCTTTTGCAGCCCAATGCGATTGGTTTGGGATTCTCGGAAAGATACAGAAAGCTGAATATCACGCCGCAATTCAGCCGGATCATATTTTTTGCGGAAGCTGCCCGGCAAGATGTTGGCCTCAGTAAAGGTCGCAGAAGGCGTCAGTGCTGTGCCGTCAATTTGGTTGCCTGCTGTGATCGGCACCAAAGGCTTGAGGCTATATCTGCCGTTTTCCGAGACAAACTGCAAAAGATGGAATGGTGCAATCGTTGAGATGTAATCAATAATGTTGACCGATTGCTCAATAATTCCATTGTAAAAAGCTCCAATGTTTGTATTGAAGCTTGCCAGGGCTTGCAGATTGCTTGTGTCAATAGGTGATGCAATGTCTGCGGTGCTGCTCCCATCAACGCGACCAATTAGCGCGAAAAGGTGCATTGCTAAGTCTACGAATTGATTACTAGCGCCAGTTGTTCCCGGTGTTCCTGCGCTGTATAAAGCGACCTTGACGCCCTCTTCGATAAAAACAGCGAGTTGCCGTGTTGTGGTTTTGTATTCACCTGCGTTCGGATCATCGTCGTCGTAAATATCACCTTGCACTTCCAGAAATGTAATATCAGCGTAATCAGTGAAATCAAACGATGCCCCAGGCGAGGTCGGATCACTGATGGTGCTCACGCCGTATTCCGCAACAACACCACCAAGCGTGCCGGTAGTTGCTGGGTTTGACGTATTAACTTGGTTGTTTACGGTCCCCCCGGTGAACTTGATATTTACCGGATTATTTGTGCCGTAAAGACCGCCATAGGTAATAGAATTAGCTACAGGGATATTAAAGACATCAACCGCAGAGGTATTGCGATGAATGGTACCAACAGTCCTGCCGCCAATTAAGGTGCCAGTAGCTGGGTTTCTATTTGTAGTGAACGTTGTTGTGCTGGGGTTTAGCCCGCTTAGCGTCCAAAAATTGCTAGTAACATCAGTGCCAGTGACACTGTCCCAAGCGACAAAATTTGTACCTGAGTGTTCAATAACTGTATTGCTGGTGTCTCCGCTGCCTATAGTTAGGTCTGCCTGCGTTGTATGAAAATCGCCAAAGCTGAGCTGATTGATTGTAAAATCTAGTTTGGCAACATGACTAATAAAATAGTTTGCGTCTGGGTCACAGAAGATTTTGCCGCTTGTAATAGGACATGTATTTTTTGATGAACTCATCGCTGATGGCGACGAATAATACTTATTGATTGTCGGAAGGGTTCCAGAGCTTGATTGAATTTGATCAGGGCCCACATAGACGCTAGTTGCGCTCGGCGTGCTAACGATCTCTCCCTGGCTTATTGGATAAATAAAAATACCTTGAAAGTTGTAGCTGCCCTGTTTGGTTAGGGGTGGCTCTACCCAAACACCACCGACACTGCCGGAACGCTTGCCAAAGACAATGGGCAGAGTATCGCCAGCAGCCGCGACTTTTTGCTCGGCACCCTCAACCGTGATGGTTCTAGGCTTTTTGCTGTTTTGTATGGCCTCATCACTACGCTTGACGGAGCTTGCGGGCTTCGATTTCTCAAGCTGCGCCTTGTTCAACTTCAAAGTCGTCAACAAGGGGGGCTTGCGCCGCTTGAAATTGGCGTTGATGAATGAGGCGCTCATTCGTTCAAAGGCCCGTATGTATAAACGACTTTAGCCAAGTCCATGGGAGAGATACTGAAGCTCCCTCCCAAAAAACGAGTTACAGCACGGTCCCCCTCTAGGAGCTGCCCGTCAGCGTCTAGATAAGCGTAAGCACCATCATGAATCGTTAGGCTGCAGCCGTCACGCTCAACGCCGTCGGAACAAGAGACGCGCACGTTGTCGCAGAAAATCTTGTCGTTCATAAATACTGCGGCCTGGTCTTGTTCAGCATAGTGCCTGAAACTTTACGGGTTGGCACTTGTGGATTCAATTTGTTGATGGCAGGGTTCACCTTCCAAGAAATTACAGTGTCGTTTATGCTCGCTTCTTCAAGGCTTCCGATATAGCGGCTAATTCTTTGAGCAGAACTTGCATCAAAAGAGCTGCTGCCAGCGGTCTGAACATAGAGTGTCGCTATTACCAAGTTGTCAGCAGTCATAGCTGAATCGGTGACGTCAATCAGCTCAGCAGTAGCTGCCATGACAACAGATAAATCATTTATGCTTGATCCCTCAGTCGAACCAAAACCGTCAACGTCAAACGCTAGATAGTAATAAGTTGAGTTTGACTCAGTGTCTGCACTGCCGAGGGTTTGGCCTTCTTGATAAAAATTTTGCCAGGCATTCGTTGGCGTTCTTTTACCACCGCTGACAACGCTTGAACGGTCAGAAAAATACTCTAGGAAGCAAAGAATGTCGTAATTCGTGCTCATGAGAACCCAAGCCCTGCCCTAATCATTCCATCCCTGCGAATCAAATCAATAGTTTGCTCTACGCCAGCTTGAACAGCGGCTGACATTTCTTGCGTTGTGACAAAATTCTTTCCATCCATTTGTGTGACAGGGCCTGTCTGGATGCTGACGTTTGCTGTTGACGGCATGGCAACCCCACCATTAGCAAAGCCCGGAACAGCACTAATCCCACGCTTGCCGGAAAGGTAATTAGCTGAGAATCCTGCCGCCTTGCTTTGAGGGATGATGTATTCAGGCTCACCACCCTCACCGATGAGGCCCAAGGTCGGCCCTCGCACAACACCACCCTTAGCGAACGCTTTAAATGATCCGAGGTTGTAGCCGCCTTGCGCCTGTCTAACCGGCTGGCTGTTTTGCTCCGCTTGCCTTGCTCGCGCCCTTGCCGCCCTAGCCGAATTAAGCTGCCTCTGAGCTGTTGCCGCCCTAGCAATAGCGTTAGCTGCTGCATCCGCTTCAGTAGCAACGCGTATAAAATTCCCTGCTGCATTGATTGCATTAGTAGACACTTTGCCTGTATTTGTTGCGAGCTGACCGGAAGCTGTGTTGCTATCTGCAAGCTTGGTTGACAGCTTATTGGCTTCTTCTTTGCTTTTAACAAGCTTGTCTCCTACCAGCTTTTGCTCATAGTTTTGTTGTGCCGTCAATTCTTTCTGTCTAAGGACTGCATCTGCTGCTCTTATTTGCTCCTGAGCTATCTTGCTTTGCGCCGCAATCTGTCCGTTAATTACCTGCACATTTTGTTGCTGAGCTTTAACAGCTTGCCGCGTTTTTTGCAGAATTAACTTTGCTTTTTCTTCGCTCTCAGCTTCGGCTGCAGCTAACTCACCCTTAGCCCGAATAATATTTGCCTCAACCTTTGCCGTCTGTCTACGGAACTCAAGGCGTTGTTTTTCGGCCTCGATACTATTCAGGGTCTGCTGATAGGCAATCCTTGCCCCTTCAACTTCATTTTGATAAATCTGTTGCGCTATTTGCAACCGCTCTCTAGCTGAACCTGCCTGTGCATAAGCACGTTCAAGAATCTGGCCCTGTAATTTGTTGATTTCAGATTCTGCGGTAAGGCGGGCATCAGTGACTTTGATTGTGTTCTCATAAGCTTGTTCTGCCGCTGAAATTTGAGCATTTTCTGCCTCTAGGGCGGTGATATGCTCCTTTGTTTTATTGATAAATTGTTGTTTTGCGCGAGCAGCAGCCTCGACAGCAGCTTTAGTTTCATCTGTTTTCTTATTCACCTCATTTATAGGTTCTTGTGCATCCTCGGCAGAGCCTTTCATTGACAAGAAAGCAGCGACAACGCCACCAATCGCGGCAACAATGCCAACAGGGCCAGTCAGAGCAGCAACGATCCCAGCAATACCAGCCGCAATAGCAGGCAATAACGGAGCAATTACTGCAAAAGCACCGGCAACAGCCGTGAACCCAATAACAGCCGCCTGCACTGGTTCAGGGAGTTCCAAGAACTTATTGACCAAGCCTGCTATGAGCTTGAGAACCGGATTAAGAACGGGAGTTAGTCTTTGTCCTATCGCTGTGGACAGATCTTTCATCGCTTTAGCAAACGCTGCTGCACCATCTGCCTCAGGGAAGCCTTGCTTTTCTATCCCCTTAAGAGCCTTGATGATTACATCTGTTGTGAGCTTGCCCTGGCTGCTGAGATCTTTTAGCTCTCCAACAGTTACGCCCAAAGATTTGGCCACAGACTGACCAATTTTTGGCAGGCGTTCCATAATGCTTCGGAACTCATCACCCTGCAGCTTTCCTGAACCCAGAGCCTGGCTCAACTGCAGCATGACGCCTTCCACATCTGCCGTGCTAAGACTCATTTGCTTAGCGGCGACATTAACCCCATTGAACACAGTTTCAATGTCTTCCATAGACGTGCCCATGGGCCTAAGCCGACCAAACAAATCAGCCACAGCATTGGCTGCGTCTGTTTGCCCAAGAGTATATTTTTGAGCGGCTTCATTGGCAAAAGCTTGCAGCCTTGCAGTTTCGCCAAATTGATCGCCCAGGAACTTCAATCGTTTTGCTGTACGGTCAGCCTCAATGCCAGCCTGAGCAAAGCCCTTAACAGCTGCAGCCGCCCCAAGCGAACCCAGAACCCCTTGGAGGCTCGTAGCTTGTCCTTTGAGCTTGTTAAAACTATTCCCTACTCGCTTTGTTGTGCGTTGAAAAGCCTGATTCAGCTTTACAGAAGCACCCCGTATCCTGTCGATAACTGGGGTGAGCTTGTCGCTCCCGTTGTATTCAATAACAACCTGGCCAGCCACAAGATTCCTGTCGCGTTCCCTGAAGTCTACCGTCGCTTCGCTTTGCGGTGCATCTCCTGCTGCTCTTCTGCTTCGACTTCAAACAACAAGCACCAAAGCTGCAGCTCTTCGCGGGACATCTTGCTGGAAAGCTCAGAAAGCGTGTAACCCAGTTCACGGGCTACACGCATCTGCACTCTCAACCCCCAGTCATCCTTGAAGAGCTTGCTTAGTTTTTTGCCTCATCCTCAGTGACGTTGCCCTCACCAGTAATCAGAGCCACCATCAAGCCCTGCAGGTCTTCATCCCGGACTTCATTCTTTAGTTCAGCAAGCTCACCTGCCTTAAACATCCGCTGACCGTTTTCGTCAGTGGCTTTGTTGACCAAAAGCTGCAAAGCATACTGATTTGCATCGTCTGAATTGGCCTGCTTTTGTGCCCGCTCACGTTCTGCCATGGTCAAAGGTGTTGACCAAAAGACAAACTCATCCCCATTGCTCAGGATCACAATACGCTTCACTGGCGTCAGATTTGCAGCTTTCTTGAGACGATCAAGTGCGCGTCCGCTTGCACTGGAAGACATAAAAATCTGTGAACAGTAAGCAGATACTACTCATAAAAAAACCCCCAGCGCAAGCCGGGGGGCAAACAAACCAGCGACAAACAATCAGGTCTTGGAAAGATCGAAGGTCGGCACAGCAGAAGGTCGGAAAGAAACTTCAATCTGTTGGGCGTCATCTGGGTTCACGGAATAGCTAGCAGAAGTAAGCACAGCTTCCATGGTGATTGAACGGCTTGCCGTTTCATCAACAGAGCCAGAGGAAATCACGCGGTCGATATACAGCTTGAACTGCACGCCGGTTTGAATCCGCTGGATCACGTCTTCCACCAAGCGAGATGCAATGGTGGTGTCGTCGTCAGTGGTGTAGATAGTGGCGGAACCTTCACCATCAGCGAAGCCGGTGATGTAGGTCTTGAACGGTGCGTTCTGGCCAAGGGTTTGACCAATGGTCGTCACATCAATTTCGTCGCGGGTGATCTCAAAAGACCACTCACGAACAGCTCCAACCGCTTGAAACTCAGCAAACTTGATAGTGAATGGCGTAGTGCCATCCGTGCCGTCAGAAGATAAAGCAAGCTCTGAACCGCCTGCAGTAGCTGAAAACGTGGCGACACCAGTAGAAGCTACGTAAGTCTTGATAAAGACATCGGTGCTAGCAGACAGGCCGCCAGGCAATGTGCCACCAGAGCCAGTGCCGAAAGACACTTTGTCGTTGGCTTTGAAGTTGAGGTAAGTGCCGACGACAATTTCATTGTCGGCGTTGGTGACGTTTGATGCGGTGAAAGTGCTGTCAGTGCCAGCAGGCTTGTAATACAGTGCGCCGGACGTACCGGACAGAGTGGTTGCCATAGCGTTTGTACGGTAGTTGGCTCAGCTCATTGTACGAACGCATTGAATGTTATGGCTAGCTCTGTTTGAAAAAAGGATTCAGGAGCAGCATCCACGATGGCTGGGCCGTTGGCTGCGTCAAAAATAATCTGGCTGACGATCTTCCGGTCAAACAGGTCTTTCAAGCGTTCGGCCAACGTGAAGTTGTCGCCAGTGCCTACACCGATCGGGCTGAAAATACCGATGACAAGAATCCCGGCCTGGCGATTGCTGCCGGTTGTAGGGCCTAGCAACGTTGCATAAGCGTTTTCCCCAAATCGGATCTGCACCTTGATCCAAGTTGAGTTGTTGGGTGGAGTAAACGGCACGTTCTCATAGCTCACCTGATACGCGGGCGAACTTGCCATCTCAGTAGCAATACGGGCCTCAATGGCTTGCCGAATGTCGTTATATGTACTACTCATGGCTTGCTGACAATCCTGTTCCACATGCTAGGGATAGCGTTCTGCACGTCCTTTCCAGCCAGCAAAATAGGCCAACCTTTAGGCAATCCATACCGTGAGCGGAATCTGCCTTGCCAAGACGGCGGCATGTTCTCGCCAAACGTAATAGCCTCGCCGTAGTTCTGTGTGATGTTGACGATCCTGGCAGTAAAGCCTTTGTCAGTGAAAACAGGTGGTTGCCAATTCGATTTAAACGTACCACCATTCACCTCGCCTACTGGACTCAACTCAACGACCCGATCTCGGAATTTGATGGCGACTTCTCGGACTAGCTCTCTTGTCTTGTCCTCGGCATAGCCAGCAACGGCGGTGATCTCAAGTTTGCGCTTGGCCATCAACCCCTCAGGATCAATTCATAGGTGATTGCCGTGTTGTCCTGCTCCACCGTGTTGACAGAGATGATCTGATACACAACAGAGCTAATCACAACGCGATCCTTAGTCCCAGGCGCTGTTGCCAGCTCTTCTGCTGAAACGATCAGAAGCTTGTCCTGCGCTTCAATCAGCCCGTTTGCTTCGGACTTTGAAACCGCCTGCACTACACCCTTTACGTTCGTGTCGCTGACCGTTTCACCGCTTAAGCCAGTCGTCGTGTTGTAAGCCCCGCTGGTGACATAACGGATCGTCACGTCGGCACCCAACGCCTTAAGGACGTTGGTTGCAACCTTGCCCAGCGAGTCAGCAAGTGCCATCAGAGGTTATAGGCAAGGCAAGCGCCACTGGTCAAAGTGATGCTGGTGATAATCCCGCAAATGTAAGTATCAGCCACAAAAGTTTCACCAGCCAGACTGTTGCCGGTTGCATTCTTCACCGTGATCGCACTAATCACGCTGTCTTCCTTGAAGTACACCTTGCTGAACCTGCCGGTGTGTGCAGCAGTATCAGAGATGAACTCGAAGCCGCCTGAGAGGTCTGCGTACATGGTCAGCTCCGTTTGATAGCGATGTTGCCTGGTCCACTAATTCTAAGACCCGTCAAGTACCTTTCAAACATCGGCGGGACATGGTCAGCGCCAACAGCACCAGCCTTGTCAGGCGTGACGCTAATGCTGCCAATGCTGACGCTCTTGTAATCGTTTAGGCCGCTGAGGCTGATGCCGTCTGTGTTGTTCTTCAGGTAGACAGCAAGCTCAATCTGAGCCCGCTTGATCTCATCCGGGATCTCTTCGTCGGTGAAGTAATCCTCAGAGATGCGGAAAGGAAAGCCAGTGGCGTACGTGTTGACGTAGGTATCGGGCTTTCGCA